GATTTGGAGCAAGTACGGATAACATTATCTGAATTAGAAGCAGAGAATAGACAGTTAATGCAGGAAAACACGGAACTATTAAGAATCAATTTAGAGTTAAATAGTAAGTTAGCAATAGATAAAATATATGAATTATGATAAGAAGCAAGAAATGTAAGAACTGCCAAGAGAAGTTTTATCCTTATACATCATTTCAAAAGTACTGCACTAAAGAAGAATGTTTATCCGTGTTTTGGAAAGAGACTAAAGCGAAGGAAGAAAAGAAGCGACAGAAGCAACGAAAAGAGGATTTAATGACATTGCAGGACTATCTCAAGATTGCACAACAAGTGTTTAATAAATACATCCGAGAACGGGATAAACATCAACCTTGCATAAGTTGTAATAAGCCTTTAGGAAGCAAATTTGATGCAGGTCATTTTTGGAGTGCAGGAGGACATTCATCAATTAGGTTTAATCCTGATAATGTTCACGGACAATGTGTCGCTTGTAATCAGCATAAACACGGAAACTTAATAGCATATAGAGAAGGATTAATAAAAAAAATAGGATTAGATAGTTATGCAATGCTTGAAAGTTTTTCAAATGAAACAAAGAAGTGGACTAAAGATGAGGTAAAAAATATTATCGAAATCTATAAGAATAAAATAAAAAATAATATATTTGAAAACGAAAACTAATAAAAAACAAAAACTATGAAAATTTTTAACGACCATTTCCAAAATTTTAAGAGCTACAACATTCATAAGGCTCAATTGATTATTGCAGACATTCCTTATAACTTAGGAAATAATGCATACGCTTCAAATCCTGCTTGGTACAAAGACGGAGATAATGCTAACGGAGAATCAGAACTTGCAGGAAAATCTTTTTTTGATACCGATGAAAATTTTAAACCTGCCGAATTTATGCACTTTTGCAGTAAATTATTAAAGAACGAACCAAAAGAAAAAGGACAAGCACCTTGCATGATTGTTTTTTGTGCTTTTGACCAGCAGATGTATTTGATTGAACTTGCTAAACGTTACGGATTAAATAACTATATCAATTTGGTATTTAGGAAAAACTTTTCTGCGCAAGTATTAAAAGCAAATATGAAAATTGTAGGTAATTGTGAATATGGACTTTTATTTTATCGTGAAAAGTTGCCTAAATTCAATAATAATGGCAAAATGATTTTTAATTGTATTGATTGGGAACGTGATGATAATACAGTTGAAAAATTGCATCCTACACAAAAACCGATTAAATTGTTAAAAAAGTTAATAGAAATTTTTACGGATGAAGGGGATATTGTAATAGATCCATGTGCTGGTTCAGGTAGTACATTAGTAGCAGCAATAGAATTAAATCGTAAAGCCTACGGATTTGAAATTAAAAAAGATTTTTATGCAATGGCTAAAAATTGGATTGAAACAACTATTCAAAGAAAAAAAGATATCGAACAGTTTGGATATTCAAAACAGGAATTAGATAGTAAAAGTGTAAATTTATTTACAGAGATATGACAGTTCAAGAAAAACTAATTTTATCAACTGCTTTACTTCCTGTATTAGCAGACTTACTTGAAGATGTACCTTTGCGACACGAGGTTAAATTTAAGGCAAATACTGTTATAAATTCAATCAGAGCCTTAGACAATCACTTTACTAATCAAAGTGTACTAAAAGAAGATTATAACGAAGCAATGGAACAACAGAATGAATTGCAGTTATTATTTAGAGAATGGTTAAACAAAATAGATTTAGACTTATGAAACAAGAAACACTTGAAGAAGCATCTTGGAGATATAATCCTGTAAAGAAATTAGATGCAGAATTTATAAGACAAGCCTTTAAGGAAGGTGCTAAATGGCAAGGTGAAAGAATGTATAGTGAGGAAGACTTAGAAGTGGCATTTTTTGAAGGTAGAGAAAATAATTTACCATTTACAGAATGGTTTGAACAATTTAAAAAGGTATTATGAAAACACGAATAGAAATAGAGCAAGAAATAGATTACTTACAAAGAAAGATATATTACTGTAAAGTAAATGATTTATTGTACGATATGCAGAAATACGAAGCAGAATTAGAAATATTAGAGGAACAATTAGAAAACTTATGAAAGAAATATTGATATTTTTTGCAGTGTTTTTATTTATAAACCTGCTATCCATTTACATCATGGGTGGATTTTATTATCAGACATTTGATTCAAAAATAGTAACTGAAATTTGGGCATTATTTTCGGCAATATTTTGTGCAGTAGTTTATAATCATGAAAATAAAGGTTAGTATGAAAGCAACACTTACATTTAATCTTCCCGAAGATAACGAAGAATTTAATCGTGCAGTAAAATCAGCAGATTATTACGTTTGTTTATTTGATTTATTTCAATATTTAAGACGAGAAATCAAATACAACGAACAACTATCTGATATTGAAAGAGATACTTTTGAAAGAATCAGAGAAGAATTTAACGGAATACTAACAGAAAACGGAATAGAACTATGACAGCAGTAGAATGGTTAATTGAAAGATATAAAAATAGATGTTTTTTAACAGTCGAAGATTATCAAAAAGCCAAAGAAATGGAGAAAGAGCAGATAATGGATGCTTTTTGGAATGGTGATAACACAGACTGTACATCAGAACAAAACTCAAAAGAATTTGCAGAACAATATTATAACAAAACCTTTAAATCAAAAGAGTATGGAAAAAGAATTAGATATTGATATAGCATTACTGGTATTAGAAGAATATCAAGAATGGCGTATTGGTGAAGTTGATGAACTTACACAAACACCAGAGATGATAACAAAAGCAATTGATTCGATATTAATTTATTTTAAATCAGAATAGTATGATAAGAAGTATAAGTTTTGCAAAAAATACAGTAGTTTTTAATGCAAAATATGAGTGCCAATGTGGCTATAAATTTGTGCGTAAAAATTCGGATTGGTTTACTATAAGTGGGTTGTTTAATACAAAATCAAAGGAAGAAATTAAGTCGGATATTTTAGCAAAACTAAAAATTCAAAAAAGAGATTGTCCTAAATGCAAATCAACTTGTATACCAAATAACCATTAAATCAGAATAGTATGAAAACATCAGTAGAATGGTTAGCAAATCAAATAGAAAACGATAGTGATACTCATTTTCATAATATTAATTGGGACAAATTTGATGAATTAATTAACCAAGCCAAAGAAAGAGAATTATCACAAATGATTACTACTTGGAATATAGCGCATCAGGCAGGAAGATTTAAAGAAAAAGGTATTACAGAGAAATTTTTGTCAACTTGGGAAGAATATTATAATGAAAACTTTGAATCATAATAGTATGGAAGAAGAAAAATGTTGTCCAAAATGTGGCGAATGTGAAAATATTCATTCTAATTATGATTGGAGTCAAGAAAATATAACTATAAAAGAGTTTCTATGTAATGAATGCGCAACTTATTTTAAATCAAATGAACAAGAATAGACGAAGAAAACACGAAAAGCATCCGTTTCTAAAACGTAACTGGCAAAGAGCAACTAACTATGTTTTAAGTTGGGTGTATCAAGATACTGCATTTGAAAGATTAAATCCTGAAGAATAATGGATAAGAAAAGATGTTTTGAATGTAAGAAGATTAAAAGATTAGATAATTTCTCTGTCAATCCAAGAAAGTATCAGTTAAAAGCAGATAAAGGAAGATGTATAGTTTGTCATACTTGTACGAAAGCAAGAGCATTAAGAGATATGAAATTGATTATTTTAAATTCTGAAACGCAAAAGTTTGAAACATTATACTTTAAATCAAAGAACCAAGTATTAAAATACATAAGAGAACTGAAACTTCAAGCAAAACTTTAAAACATAACTATGAAAAAACTATTATTGTTAATAACTGATTTTGTAATATCTTCTATATTGATATTGATATATAGAAAATTAAATTAAATTTTGCACTATTGAGTGCAGATTGGTTAACATACATTGCAAAATATCACAATGAATACTTGAAGATAGTACGAAGTTGGGGAGAGAGTGACTATGCAGAAGACATAGTTCAGGAGATGTATCTACGAATCAATCGTTATACTTCCGAAGATAAGATAGTCAATAACGGAGAAGTAAACAAGGCTTATGTTTGGTTTGTACTTCGTAACATCTACAACGACCTAAAGAAACACGGAAACAGAATTGACATCACAAGGCTATCTGATAAGTTCGATATAGAGGATGAAGATATAGATGAAGCAAAACACGGATTCGAGATATTTAGCCAACGATTAAGTGAGGAAATAGATTCGTGGCACTGGTATGATGCTATGCTATTCAAAGTGTATAAAGATTCAGATATAACGATGCGTGAACTTGCAGATAAGACTAAAATAAGTTTGTCTTCTATTTACAACACACTAAAGAACTGCAAAGAAAGAATCCAAGAGAATTGCAGTGAACACTACGAAGATTTTATCAATGAAGATTACGAGAGAATTTAAGTATCGCATTGGTCAGATAGTTTATTTAAAAACAGACTTTGAGCAGTTAGAAAGAATTGTTATTGGCTATATGATACTATATGGATTTCATCAGTATATCTTAATGCAAGGATTAGAACAAAGCAATCATTTTGATTTTGAGATAGCAGAACATAAGAATATTTTATTTACATTAAACTAATGAAAGTATTAAACATAGAGGAGTACTACGAACAAGGAGAATTGACAACTATCTTCACAGTACTTCATAAAGGTAAGACTGAATACATAAGGATACAAAAACACGAAGCCAAAAACATAAAGAACGAAAAAGAGTTAATTAAATATATAAGCAATGAAAGAAGTAGATAAGTTTCTAAAAGAGCAGTTAGAAGATATAACTGCCAAGATTGAAGTAATAGGAAAGCAAGATAGATTCAACACAGTGGACTATCATTTCCTAATCGGATTATTAATGGGTGTTAATTATTTATTAGAGCAAAATGGCAAGGGGAAGAAAACCAAGTAAAGGACTCGGAGATACAGTTGAAAAAGTACTTGAAGCAACAGGTATCGCACAAGCAGTAAAATTTATTGCTGGAGATGATTGTGGATGCGAGGAACGTAAACAAAAGTTAAATGAGTGGTTTCCGTACAAGAAGCCACAATGCCTTAACGAAGATGAGTATAATTACCTACATACTTATTTTGCAGAAACACGGAACGAAATAAATGTAAGCACACAACAGATGCTCTTGAAGATATACAATAGAGTATTCAATACAAACAAAAGACCTACATCCTGCTCAAGTTGTTTTAGAGAAGTACATTCAGAGTTAGCAAAAGTTTACAATACATACAAAGAAGAAAATGCCAATACCTAAACCACGAAAAGGGGAACATAGAAAAGAGTTTGTACAGAGATGTATGCTTGACCATAAGATGATGCAGGAGTATCAGACATCACAACGTTATGCAGTGTGCCAAGATGCTTTTAGTACGAAGTTAGCAGAACAAACGTATAACGATTATCCAAAACAAGCAACAGAGAACGCAAAGATAGCGATTAGATATGCTGAAGAAAATGGATGGGGAGACTGCCTTACACAAACAGGAAAAACACGAGCCTATCAATTAGCAAACAGAGAAAATATATCTGAGGACACAATAGCAAGAATGAGTGCCTTTGAAAGACATAGACAAAATTCAACTAAAGAATTAGGAGATGGATGTGGAAGACTTGCTTGGTTAGCGTGGGGAGGTGATGAAGGTATCGAATGGGCAAAAAGGAAACTTGAACAAATAAGAAAATAATCTAACAAAAACACGAACTAAAATGGCACAAAGAGGAAGACCACGAAATCTCGAATCACCAGAACAACTATACGAACTATTCAAAAAGTATAGAGAAGATGTAAAGAGTAATCCAAGAATAAAATCAGTATTCGGAGGTAAGGAGTTTGAAGAACGAGCAGAACCACTTGAAAGACCTTTAACAATGGAAGGATTCGAAGTATTTTGTTATGATATTGTCGGATGTGTTGAAGATTATTTTAAAAATAAAAATAAAGCGTATGAAGATTTTTCCCCCGTCTGTTCACGTATACGCAAAGAAATACGACAAGACCAAATAGAAGGTGGTATGGTAGGTCAGTATAACCCGAGCATCACACAACGTTTAAATGGCTTGAAAGAGCAAGTAGAACAAACAAATATAGAGCAACCACTATTTAGTTTAGATGATAATAACATCAGCGATAAAGAAAATAAATAGTTTAAAGAAACGCATCAAAATAGTACAGGGAGGAACAAGTGCAGGTAAAACGTACGGAATACTCCCTATTCTAATTACAAAGGCTGCCACTTATCCAAACACGGAAATAAGTATCGTAGCAGAAAGCATCCCACATTTGCGAAGAGGTGCAATGAAAGATTGCATCAAGATAATGCAACAAACAGGAAGATACTTTGATGAACGATTTAATCGAAGCCTTTTACGTTACGAGTTTTGGAATGGTAGTTACATTGAATTTTTTTCTGCTGATGACAGTTCTAAACTTCGTGGAGCAAGAAGAGACATCTTATACATCAATGAGTGCAATAATGTAACGTTTGAAAGTTATAACGAGTTAGCCATCCGTACAAAAAAGGAGATATATTTAGACTTTAATCCTGCAAATGAGTTTTGGGTACACAATGAGTTAAAAGATACAGAGGACACCGACTTTCTTATTTTGACTTATTTAGACAACGAAGCACTTGATGAAAGTATCGTTAAGGAGATTGAGAAAAACAGGGAAAAAGCAAAGACTTCATCGTATTGGGAGAATTGGTGGAATGTATATGGACTTGGACAGATAGGAAGTTTACAAGGTGTAGTATTTAATAATTGGAAAACAATAGACACAATACCAAGTGAAGCAAAATTATTAGGTGTTGGAGTCGATTTCGGTTACACGAATGACCCTACAACAATAATCGAAGTATACAACTATAATGGGCAACGAATAGTTAATGAATTAGTTTATCAACAAGGATTAGTTAATAGTGACATCGCTAAACACCTTCCAAATAATGTTCCTATTTATGCAGATAGTTCAGAGCCTAAATCAATAGAAGAAATACGAAGATTCGGAAAGTTAATTTCAGGAGTTACCAAAGGACAGGATAGTATCAACTTCGGTATTCAAATAATGCAATCACAGAATTATTTAGTAACGTCAAACAGTACTAATCTGATTAAAGAGTTACGAAGTTACTGCTGGTCAACTGATAAAACAGGAATCAAACTAAACAAGCCTATTGATAATTTCAATCACGCTATTGATGCTTTGAGGTATCATGAAATGGAAACTTTAGGATTAAAGAATAATAGAGAAAAATACCACATATGGTAGAGCATATAAGCATAGAGCATTATTGTGCAGTAATAGAACAATATATCTTTGATAAGACGGGTAAGCGAGTGAAGATAGTCTTCGATAATCCTTTTGTTATGCATAGGCATTTTCAACTTCTTTGCAAGGCTTTCGATTACATACAACAGAAACACGGAAATTAAGTTATATAAATATATGAACGTAGATATACAGATACCAACTTCATTAGATGAGATTACACTTGGTCAGTATCAAGAATACTTAAAGGTAGTTGACCAAAACAAGGATGAGGAATTCATCGCACAAAAGATGATTTCTATATTCTGTAACATCAAGATGAGTTACGTTCAAATGATTAAATACTCTGATGCTGTTGCTATAATTGAATCACTTACTAAGATGTTTGAGAACAAACCAAAGTTAGTGCAAAGATTCAAGTTAACTGATATGGAGTTCGGATTCATTCCTAATTTGGAAGATATGAGTTTCGGAGAGTACATAGACCTTGAAACAACTATCGGTAATTGGGAAACTATGAACAAGGCAATGGCTGTAATGTATCGACCTGTCATAAAGACTAAGAAAGAACAATATGAGATAGCCAAGTACACAGGAACAGAAGCATTAGAAGAAGCGATGAAGTTTGCTCCTATGAGTGCTGTATTTGGTTCGATGCTTTTTTTTTGGAATTTAAGCAACGACTTATTGATGGCTACGATGGACTATTTAAAGGAGGAAGTAATGGAAATGACTACTCTGCAGAAGCACAATTTGGAGCAAAATGGGGATGGTATAATTCAATCTATACAATCGCTAAAGGAGACCTTACACGATTTGATGCAGTTACCGAGCTACCCGTTAGGCAATGCCTTACCTACTTAATGTACGAGAAAGAAAAGAACGATATTGAAATAGCACGATTAAAGAAATAGATGCAAGGATTCTACAACATATTAGAAAGAATAAAACTTCAATTAGAAGAAGACCCGAATGTAAACACGGTTACTTATGGCGACATTTTTAAAATTGACCTAAACAAACAGACTATCTTTCCTTTATGCCATTTGATGGTAAATGAGGCAACGATGGAGAATAATATATGGCGATTTAACGTGTCAGTTATCGCTATGGATATTCTCGATGAGAGTAAAGATAATATTACTGATTGGTTTGTCGGAAACACGAATGAACAAGATATTCTAAACACACAACTTGCAGTTTTAAATAGATTATTCCAAGTATTAAAGACGGGAAGTTTATCGAAAGACTTGTATCAGTTAGATGGTAATCCTACTTGTGAGAATTTCACAGAACGATTCGAAAATAGCTTAGCAGGATGGACAGGTACATTCGATGTGCTTATTCCTAACACAATGACATCGTGTGATGGATTAGTTCCTATTCCGAATGAATGTTTGGCTTCACACTTTATAATCAAAAACACGGATAATACAATTATCGAACAAGGTTACATTGATAGTGGAGCAGAAGAGATTATAACACTACCTGATACAACATTTAACATCTACGTTGATGAAGTCCTACAAGAATCAATAGAAGTAGCAACTTTAAGCAACGAAACAATTAACATCGTATGGCAATAGATATTAACATAAATTCACAAATACTAACGTATGCCGATATTACTGAATTTCCTGCAACGGGTAGTGTAAAGACTATTTATATTGCAGAGGATACTGATTTCAGTTATTATTGGGACGGTACAGAGTATGTACAACTATCAGGTGGTGGTGGTGGCTCAGTTGTTTGGGGAGATATTACAGGAACATTATCAGACCAAACAGATTTACAGACAGAGTTAGACAACATAAACACGGAGTTAGGTAATAAGCAAAACACAAGCGAGAAAGGAAACGCAAATGGATATGCTTCTTTAGATTCTGGAGGTAAGATTCCTGCATCTCAGTTACCTAATTCAGTAATGGAGTTTAAGGGTGCTTGGGATGCTTCAACAAACACACCAACTTTAGCGAATGGAACAGGAAACGCAGGAGATGTATATCGATGTTCAGTAGCAGGTAGTGTAAACTTTGGAGCAGGTGCTATAAGTTTCGGAGTTGGTGATTGGGTGATGTACAATGGTTCGATTTGGCAACATTCTCCTGCTACGGATGCAGTAACTTCCGTAAACACTAAAACTGGAGCAGTAGTGTTAAACTATGCTGATGTAGGAGCATTAGAGGACTTAAACGGTACCGCTTTACAATACTACGATGGTACAGGAGCATTGCAGACTTTTCCAACGTTAATTAGTGCAGCAAAACACGAACTATTCCAATTCATAAACAAATCAGGAAGCACGATAACAAAAGGCACTATTGTCTATGTTAAAAGCAATTCAAGTAGTGGTACATATCCTGAAGTAGTAAAAGCAAATGCAAGTACTGAAGTATCGAGTAGTAAAACTATCGGTGCTGTATACGAAGATGTTGCAAATGATGGTGTAGGTTATATCGTTACAAGTGGTGAAGTTGACAATTTAGACACTTCAGCATATAGTGTAGGAGATAAGTTATGGCTATCTACTACGGATGGTCAAGTTACTATTACACCACCAGCTGAGCCTAATCACACAGTATTTATTGGTCACGTTACACGCAGTCAAAACACGAATGGTCGAATCTTATACGCTATTCAAAACGGATATGAGTTAACAGAACTTCACGGAGTATTATGTCCTTCACCAAGCAATGAGGATGTATTGATGTACGAAAGTTCAACGGGACTTTGGAAGAATAAAGTAGTATACAAAAATGTACTATCCGACACAAGCACAAGTGATGTAATTTATATCGGTGTAGCACCTTATGGTACTGCTACAAGTGCAACAGGATGGTATATAAGTAAAATAGTTATCAGTAGTGATGGTACACAAACAACAACACACGCTACTGGCATTTGGGATAATAGAACAAGTTTAAGTTATAGTTAAGATATGGCAAGTTATTTATATTCAGGAACAACAGGAGGAAATTGGAGTACAGCAGCCAATTGGACTAATATGTCTACAAACACAACGGGTACAGTTCCAACATCAGCAGATGATGCTTATTTACATAATAAAACAGTTATAATAGATTCAGGAGTAACAGTAAACGTTAATAAAATAAGCAATAAAGCAACAACAGGTTTTACTGTCAATGCAAATGCAGGAGGTACAGCACAAATTACAATTACAAATACATACTCACCAACAGTAACAGTGGGTGTAGGTGGAATCGAATCAAGTCAGTTAACAACGGCAGGTAATACGATAACAATTTTAGGTTCACCAACATCACAGCCATCAGTAATGCAAATATTGTGCAGTGGGGATATTACAGGTGGCTTTTCATCTGCTGCATCTTCTCACGGTATATATATCAACTGCACTAATTCAAAAATATATATAACTGCCGATGAAATTTTGAGCGGTATTACTGCAAATACTGCATACGCAATACATATTCCTTCCGCAGCAACAGGAAACACTATTTATGTAAATTGCACTAAAATTACAGGTGGTACTGCAGCAGCAATAAATAACAACACAACATCTGGAACAGTAATATATAAAGCAACAACAATTGAGGGTGGTAACAGTATTGCAGGTATTCAGCAACAAAATGAAAACAATGCATCAAGTCAGTATGTAGGTTATACATGGGATTTTACTACAGCAACGCCAACAGCATCACCAATAACCGATATTACTGCAAGTACGACATCTCCAGCAATTCAATCTTATACAGGTACAGCACCATATATAAACAAAACACAGTTTATCATTAATGCAACGAATATCAATGGTAATTCAAACGGAATGGATGCGTTAATGCTATTTAAAGCATTATTATCTGTAACTAATATTTATTATTATGATACGCCTACTACTTTTAAGAATTATAGAGACCAAACACCATCGGCAACAACAGTAACCGAAGCAAGTATATGGGCATATCTTACAAGTTCAGCAACAACAGCGGGAAGTTTAGGTAAATTAATTGTAGACAATCTAAACGCAACAGTTTCAAGCAGAGCAACACAAACAAGTGTAGATACTTTATCTGGTTATGTAGATACTGAAGTTGCAGCAATTAAAGCTAAAACAGATAATATACCTACGAATCCATCAAGCAACGAAACAGTAACAGCAATAGTAACTTCAGCAGTAACAGCAATACCATAATGTTAGAGCATTTAAAAGACGAATTAAATACGTTTAGAAAGCGAGTTATACAACAAGCGAAGTCTAACCTTACCAAAACAGGAAAGAACGCATCAAAACGCTTGTATAATAGTTTAGATTCTGACTTAAAAGGTAGTCCTAATTCTTTTCAGTTAGATTTTACTATGGCTGACTATGGAGAGTTCGTTGATAAAGGTGTAAGTGGTGTAGAAAAAAAATACAATACGCCATATAAATATACGTCAAAGATGCCACCTGCAAGAAAGTTGGATAAATGGATAGTAAGAAGAGGACTTGCACCACGAGATAAGAGTGGTAAATTAATGAGTAGAAAATCACTTCAATTTGCAATAGCAAAAAGTATCTATAAGAAAGGATTTAAACCAAGTCTATTCTTTACGAAGCCATTCGAAAACGAGTATAAGAAACTATCAAATGAATTGATTGAAGCCTACGGATTAGATATGAGTGAATTCCTACAATACACACTAACAAATTATAAGAAATGAGTAAACCTATTATATTAGCGAGAAGTCCTTTTTTAATAGAAGTTGATGAAGTATCATCTGATGGTAGCAAAATTGAGTTATTCATTTGGAATGGTAGTGGAAGTGCCCCTGTTTCTGCAAATTATGTATTAAGTAAGTTTGTTGCTTCACCTACTAACTTCTTAATGAGATACGATATAAGTAATTACATCCGTGAGTACATAAAGAATGAACATCCGTACACAGATGACACAGATTTCCATTGGTGCAATGTAAAGGTAAAACGTTACAATTTAGTTACAGGAACTTATACGCTATTAGATACTACTGAATACTTTGCAACGGATGGTTATGTTATAAGTGGAAATAGTACTTATAATAATCCTATTTCAGATACAAGTATAACGATTGGCAATAATTACTCAAACACGGAAGTAAATTATTTCTGTTCAACACCTGTATTTAATTTTATCAATGGTAATGGTTATTATTTAGAATGGGAAGAAATAGGAGGAGAGGGATTTGGTAATTACACAATAGGTACAGACAATCCAATCCAATATAACGGAATAACATTGTTAAATTTCGAGGTATCAGTATATAATGCAAGTGATGAATTAATAGTTACATATACATTCAAATCAGAAGAAATATGTAATAATTATTCAGAGGTTACCTACATAAACAAATACGGATTTTTTGAATCTACTTGTATGAGTGGAAGCATTAAATACAATATGCAAGTAAATGCTAATTCTTATCAGTTATATCAGACTAACTTCGATAATTATGCAGTAGAAGCAGAAAAACAGGAATTCAATAAGAATGGAGTGCATTCATTTACCATAAACACAAATTGGAAGCCTGAAAGTTGGAATATTATTCTACAACAAATAATGTTATCCGAAAAATTGCTTTTAACTATTGGAAATGATGCAACAATGAATGAAACTAATTTTCAGCCTTTACCTGTTAAATTAAACACGAATCAAACACAATTATTCAGACACATAAACGATAAACTGATTAACTACCAATTAGAGTTTGAATATTTAAAAGCACTCGTATATACCAATATGTAATGAATAGAAAAGTACAGATATACATTCAGACAGATAAGATAGATGAGAATTTTTGTTCGTGTATTGTAATTACATTAGACGATGTTCCATATCAGGCAGGTTCTATTTCATCAACGGAGGAAGGCTATAATATTTATGAATTCTATATTGGCGAATATCACTATTTTATTGTTTATGAGTTAGCAGGTGGCCCAGCAGGATTAGGAGATAATGCGTGGGTACTTTATAGAGATGCAATAGGTGATAGAGTAGAAGGTTATACATTCGATGTAGGTACAAATTGTCCGGTTTCTGATAATTGGATTTCGGAAATTAGAACATCTATTTTAACTGAAAGTTGTACAGTAAACAAACAATATTACGAAAGATTAGATTTATTTGATGATGAGAAAATTGTTATTAATAGTTCAGTACAGAATGTATCAGATATATCAAGTGTTTTCAGCGATTACTCGCAGTCTTTTGTAGTTCCTGCATCTACAAATAACAATCAAATTCTTGAACACTGGTATAATAGTGACGTAAATAGTTTACAAGATAATCGCATCCGTAGAAAAGCACGAATAGAAATAGACCATATACCTTTTAAAACAGGAAACTTACAACTTGAAAAGGCAAACATCAAGAATAAGCGTATAGAATCTTATACACTTCAATTCTTCGGTGATTTAGTAAGTTTAAAAGATACTTTAGGCGAAGCAAGTTTAAACACATTAGACCTATCAGAATATTCTTTTGAGTATAACTTAGCGAATATTTCAGATTTAGTTTCTTTAGACTTTGATAGTGCTATAAAATTTCCATTGATAACGAGTAAGAATCTATGGAGTTATGGCGATGGTGGTACATATGACATTACAGACCCAGCAAAAGCATTTTATTTCACGGAGTTATTTCCTGCTATTAAGGTAAAAGAGTTATTTAACACTATTGAAAATCAATTTGGAATAACATTTACAAGTGACTTCCTATCAAATGATAGGTTTACTAATCTTTTTTTATGGCTAAAAAATCAAGAAATACAACTTGATAATACAAATGTCCCTATAATTAGCCCAAGTATACGTGAAAAGGTATTAATCACTGACACACAACAATTAGCAGGTAATACTATTTTTGATGCAGATAATGATACTTCGAGATTAGTTTATAATCCTGATTTCAATAAAAATCAATTAGTATTTTCAGTTACATCAGTAACATCATCAGATGAATATTTTATTGATGTATATATGAATGGTAATTTAATTAATACTATTACTACAAGTGGAACAGGTGTAAAATACGTTAAAGAATATAATACACAAACTAATACTTATGGTGATTGGTTTGATGAAACAATTGAATTCTATGTAAGGAGTAAATTCTCTAACACTATAGCAACAGAGATATTAATTAGTTACCTTAATTATGCACCTGTTAATTATATTGAAGCAATAAATACATATTCAGTAACTTTTTCAACTTTTAATTTTGACATTACACAATATTTGCCTGATATCAAAATCACGGATTTCATCAGTGGAATACTTAAACAATTCAATCTAACTTGTGTAGCAACATCTGATACTAATTATATTATTGAGCCTTTAGATGCTTGGTATGGGGAAGGAAATATTTATGATATTACACAATACACTGACACGGATAGCATAGATATTCAAAGAGTAGAATTATATAAGGCAATTAATTTTACACACCAACAAAGTCAATCATTTATAAATAGAGCATTTTTTGCTGAAAGTGGATATGAATATGGTGATATTAGAGATGTAAAAGATTTCGATGGTGGTGATTATAACATTGAACTTCCATTTGAGAATCTACTTTTCAGTAAATTAAATTACACTATTCCGACAAATGTGCAGGTAGGATATTGTTTGAACCAAGAGTATAACGATTATGTACCTAAGCCTATTTTGTTATACAAATACACTTGGCAAGATACGGATGTTGATATAAATATCACAGATGGTTCATCGACATTTAATTTAACTTCATACCAACCATTTGGGCAAGATGTAAGATATGGCAGTCAAGACATAAGTTTAAACTGGAGTACAGATAATTCAAGTTTATTAGAGAAGCAAATGGATTTCAATAGTTACTCTTTATACTACCAATCGTATCTTCTAAACTTATACAACAAGAAAAACAGGATTACTACTATAAAGACGAATCTACCACTATCAATTCTTACAAACTTAAAACTAAACGATAGGCTTGTAATTAGAGATAAAAGATACATAATAAACGATTATCAAGCAGATTTAACAAGTGGAGATGTGCAATTTAAGTTACTAAATGACTTTAGATTTATTGATACTCTTAATTGGCAGAATGACCCAGAACAATACCCAAATGTAGCAGGATGATAAGAAACATTTTAGATTTATTACAGTTAGATGAATTCTACGGAAAGTCGGAGAATATCGAAATAGCAAAAGGAAAGTATCAACTTCCTACATCAGTAAAACACGCAATTAAACAAGGTAAAAGAAAAGCATTATGGCAGAAGTAAAAACGATAATTTTAAATGTTGAAACTAACATAGATGG